GTGGTTCTTCTTCTTGTGTATTCGACCATGTGCTATACCACACATCAAGCACGGGGACGAACTCGGTAGTCGACTTTTGGCATCCTACTGCATTCGGGTGGTCATCCCCATCAATATACGCGTCTATAGCTACATTCCCCGACCCGCTGGCTATCGTATGCACAACAACACCATCTTCAACTCGATGATGATTATTAACCCCGGTTAGTACGTTATACCAGTCCCATACATAGACGTTCTTGTTTTCCCAGTCGGCATCCTGTAGCCAATTATTGACAAGCCAGTTATTAAATGATCTTGCTCTTGCAGCGTTTGTCGCAGCACTTAAAGGGGGAGCGGTAATCACAACAAACATCCTCCCGGGATTAGCCTTAAAATAAGTCAGGATAGTGTCGTACAGCGCCCTGACGTTTGTTTCTGTATATGAAGAACTTCCTGCGGGATCGCCATAGATATCTATAGGTGTAGTAGAGTTGTCTGCAAGTATGTCTGAGTTCGGATAGCAAGACTTAAACACGATGATCTCATTCTCGCCTCCGGGATCGCTCAATGTTCTTGTGTAATCGCCAAACTGAATATCCTTATCATATTCAGTGTAGACAGCACCCATGATATTATCTCGTCTTGCCTCACCGTTCCCCTGAACTGTCTGATCCATGAACCAAGTCCACCAATCACCAATATCAGTATAGTCGCCTATGTCTGTGTTATAAGGAGCATCCCATCCATAGTCAACGCCTGAGAAGAAATATCCCGCATCATTCATCGCCTTACCAAGTCCTCCCCATGCATCTGCTACCCAATTACCACCTGATGAATGATGAATAAAAACGGCCTTTTTATTATAAAACTCAGAATACCCCAAATCAGGAGCAGCACCAGAATAAGGCAATCCAACATCAATCCCGGCATCAATCAGGTCACTTCCGGGAGCAAGTTTCAGAAATGTGATATCCGGTAAAGACCCGTCCGGTTTTCTTGGATGCTTAAGCTGAGAAGCATCAAGACTTATAAAATCAGCATCAGTTACTGTAATAGTCGGGTTTTTAATCCACCCCGGCCAATCATTAACCTGCTGAGTAGATTTCCATGTGTTATTACTTTCAGTGTAAATTGATGGTCTGTAAATTCCTACTTGTGAATAATCTGAACTACGGTTATTATATGATACATTGTTTCTCATTTCAAGGCCTCTTGAACTGATGTTGAGGGGTATGTCAAAGAATCCTCCGTAGTTATAATACGAAGTATTATTATAATACTTAGCATTATTATCCCTACCTAATTCCAGATTATTATAAAAACCAAAACCTTCACAATATGCGGCAATACAATTAGTCGCCTCAACAAAGGAATATTCTTGTGGATAATGACCAATTTGTTCTGCACCAACAGCCGATGTTTTAAAACCATTTCCTTCGATATTCCCACTACATAGAGAAGAATACTTATTGCCTGACATTGCCCAACAATTCTTAAAAACTCTTTTACCAGCACCGCTAGGATCAAAACCATCATCTGAGAAATCCCATGCACGACAGCCCTCAAAAATTAAAGCTTTACCAAAATAACTATGACATTTCCAACCATCTCCAGAAGAACAATTTATTGAATCACGAATGTCATAAGCGTCACAATTAATGAAATATGTAGTATCAGAATCCCATAATGCAACTGGAGGATTTTCTGGATTAGCATATTCAGCATCCCATGTATTCCAAGCACCAGACGAATAATAAAAACCCCTTGCAGATATATTATGTGCCGTGCAATTTTCAAATTTTAAATTGGCAGATAATGTTGCACCAAAACCCTGTGGTCTCCTATTTGCAAGACCTCGTTGATATGCATTACGAACAGTGATTCCTTTTATATGCCAATATTCAACAGCGTTAAGTCCAAAACAAGAGAAATTAGTGCCATAGGTTTCATATGCTTGAGAACAGTCCAGAATAGGGTGATTCCCAGATTCATAGTCAGGTGGATAAGCCCAGAAACAAATAGGATTAGCCTTTGTTCCCGTGCGTCCTTTTGGTGTAGGCCATGCTTGCGGATTTACCTCAACAAACGGATTATTGCCTGCCAAGTAATAAACACCACCTCTTACAAAAATTGTATCGCCAGGATAGGCTTCATTTATTGCTTTTTGCCATGTTAGCCAAGGCGTTCCTATATTCTGAGCCTGAGTTGTCGTTCTGCTATCATTGCCATTAGTGGCAACATAGTAAGTATTAGCCGATAAACTTAGGCTGGTAATAAATAACAGCAGTATGACTTTTAATCTTCTCATTGCAATACGATTGAAATATTATCAATTACTGCTGCCGTACAACCATACTCATTATTTATAAGTATCCTTAACCCGCTTGGACTAAGTGTTCCAGGAGTGGTAAAATTAACATTATGAACACCTACACCATACCAAGCGAAATCCACATAAGTCACAGTATTGTTAGAATTTGCAAATTGTATCCATGCTCCATCTCCACCGGAATATGATATAACCTCAAATGAAAGCGTATAACCAGTACTTGTAGCTAATGGTGTCATTGGCCCATCTAGATCAGTATCTAATTGATAAATCATGCCATACGGATTTGCACTTGTCCATGTAACCTGACCGCCAGATACAGTCATAGTTGTAGTATACCATCCATCAGCAGAATCAAACGTACCATTGTAAACCATTTCTGCTGGAAGTGTCGGTGCAACATAATTAGAGTATCTCAATATCTGCCCCTCAACCGAGGCAAGGATAAAGAGTGATGTTATAAGTAAGAGTAATTTCTTCATCTTAGTATGCTTTAATTCTATAACCATTGATCTGTGCAATAAAATATGTTGGCTTTCGTCCGGAAACTACTCCGGGTGTTTTACACCACACCCAATTGTCTGGAGGTATCTTATAAGCAGCAAACGAAGTGTCTTCATCGCCAGTGGTCAATGAATTAACAGGGAATGGATCAGAGTTTAGTTCCGTTGGCGTACTATCATTAAGGTTAACATCCCACAGAATATCAACCGATAATGTATCTGTTGCATCTCCGAGCATTATGACTCTGAGTGATGTAACAGCAAGAGTGTCTTTACCTTCATTGAAGAACGCTCCATAAATTGTTGATGTAGTAAATGATGTCGTATCTCCTGCATTACCACCTCCACCTCCGAAGACAAATATTGGTTCAATTCTACGAAGAACAGTATCTATTAATTGAGTAGTAGTTACAAGCGTCCCGGTTGTTGGAAGAGTAACATTAGTCTCTGCAGTTGTTGTGAATGTCAAAGCATCTGCACCACTTAGTGTTAACGATCCACCTGCAGGGGTAAACCCTGTTACTGTTAATGCCGATGCCGCTGTTTCACTATCAAGAAGATAATTGGACAACATTGAGGCTGTATCGGCAACTTCGACATACAATGGTCTGAACACATCAAGACTATCGTTTATCCATCCCTGTACCTGGGACATGATAGTAAGATTGCCTCCGCCAGCAGGAAGAGAGTAACTTGCATTACCATTGGTCTCAAAGGTTAGTTTATCATCTCCTATAAGTGTGAGTGATCCTCCATTGAGATTAAGACTATCAATAGAAACTTCTGAAATCTCTGATAGCAATGCATAATTGGCAAGCATACTGGCAGTATCTCCTCTTGTTATGTATGGAGTTAACATTACAGATGTATCTGCTATAGCTAATCGCAACCTAACTTCACTGAGATCAGCAAGAGTATCAGTATCAAGATCAATCTGAAGAACCGTTTCAAGGTTTGCGGTATCGGCAAGAACGTCAACAATGCTATCGGTTCTTGTAGAAAGAGTTGATAATGCACTTGCCAAAGCGTAAGTCTGCCCTGTAAAATATCGAGTGGCATAAATAGAGCTATCGGCACCTCCGACAAGAGTTGTATCAATGAATCCCATGTTTCCATACTGATCAATATTGAGATATGCCTTATGTCCTGCAGATGGCAAAGCGGCTATCGGAAGCCGGTAACTTCTGTTTGCAGTAGGCGCACCTCCCTGAAGGGCTGTATAGAATCCGTTATCCCCGTAGAAGTAAAGTATCTGACCGCCATCCTGAGAACCGTCAAAGTATGGAGCCTTTGTTCCATTGCCAACCGTTACGGCTGCCCGGAGAACGTTAAGACTGTCCGCAATCTCTTCCTGTACAGCACCTATGCCTATACCTCCCTCTGAGAGATCAGTCAGTTTCGCATAGGGATTAAGCATGGCCGCAGTGTCAGCCACGGCAACGTAAAGAGGTCGCAGGACATTCAGGCTATCGGCTATTTCGTCTCTGACATCTCCTATTGAAGTACCGGCATCCCCAAGCTCACTTGTCAAGGCATAGTTAGCTAGCATCGCTGCTGTGTCAGAAACATTAACTTTTGCCGATAATGCTGCATTTAACTCACCATTCCTTGTATAATTCCCGAGCATGGCAGCCGTGTCTGACTTCAAAAGCCCTAAGGCAATTCTTCCTCTCTGTGCTGTTATACTATCAAATGCAGTAAGCAAACTATCACTCAATGCAGATGTCTTTGCATTTACTGCATTTCTTAATTGCAAGCCAATCATTCCGGGAGTGATTGTTTGAGCATTTATCAATGCAGCAAATGCAATGAATATGCTTATGAATAATAGTTTTTTCATCTCAATTTATTATTATGTTATCATTTAAGATTCATTCAAGAGTTCTGTTATCCTTTAAGTATCCATAATCAGAATAAGTTCCAAAATAAAATAACCATAGCTTAAAAAACTTGCTGATAATATTCTCTTCAGAAGATGTAAGAGTTTCACCTGATTTTAATATCCCTATTGCATAAACCTTATACGGATCAAAGTCTGAATATTTTATAAATGTTCTCATTGTTGTGCTTGCAATAAGATCAGCATGATTCTTTTGTTGCAAGACATCTGAACTGTTGAACCAAAAATCGTCTGTTCCATCGGCAGAAATATAAGTAGCATTATTAGGAACAGAAAATGTTGCAGTAGTATTTGGAGGAATATACTTTGTACTCCAGTCTTTACCAGTTACAGTAATAACATCCGATCCAAGATCATTCAATAAATTATTGCCAGAATATTCCCCAGTCCACAAGAACTGAAATTTTGCAAGAAGAGATTCTGGCAATGAATCAAGCAGCAATGCCCGTCTTACTGAAAGCTTATTTATGAAACTTGAATTAATATGGAATGTTTTTATCATCAGTATGCTTCTGTGATATTTAATTTTCCGTTTATTACTGCTATTATTGATACAACATCAATAAAGATATATTCTACAACACCAAGCGGCATGTAGGCACCTTTCTCAACCTCAGCAGCAGCACCATTCGTTGTAATATTTATAAAAGCATCATTGCCTGATGACTCAGATATTACAATACGATACTTGCCAGGCTCTAATGGACTTGATAACGCAGAGCCTCCTGAACCATCTATCGTTTGATACTTCAAAGTATTAATAGATAGTAATGGCAGACTATCTCCTTCTCTATTTCTTGCTATTAAACTCATGACATTAAGATTTATGTCCATCTGGCAAGAGGGGTGTTAACCCCTCCGACCAAATGAACGAACCAACACTAAAGTGCAATAGCAGTGTTAAGAGCAGTCTTGAAGGCATTCAGATCACCATCTGAATGATCAAGATAGAGGATATACTCTTTCTCTCCCTCTACAATAATGCCATTATTATCAAGTGAATCACCCTTCACTGTAATAGCAGCTTTTGTATAAGTCTTAGACGTGTCTGCAAGCATTCCGTCCTGAAATTCGTATTCAAGAGAACCTGCAATCAAATCCTGCTTTGAATGGTCATAAGCAGGCTTCAGCGCTGCCATAACTGATCCGATACCCATAGCATACTCTGCCTGCCTTGCAACGACTGCAGTGGCTACAGAGAAGCCCTGAGTAAGTCCCACATAACTCTTGCCACCTCTTCCAAGAGAAGAAATGAAATAGCCAGGATTGTCAACAATTGCAAGTCCTACTGCATGAACAATACTGTTAGCTGTCTGAGTAATAACACAGTTTGTTGATACTCCTGCAACGGTACCGGCAGCAGAAAGAGTGACAGCAGTATTGAGCCAGCTACTTTCGCTTGAGAGATCATACAACCATATTGCACCGGCAGCATTGTCGGCAGCAAATGAACCGCTTGAAATAGTACATTTTGCAACTCTTGCCGTACAGCCTGATGTCTGCTGAGTAACAATCTCGCCAATGATGAAGTTAGATGCAGCATCATCAGTTGATGTTCCTCCGGTATAAGTAAGGTAAGTCAGTGTATGTGCAGTTACATGAGCTCCGGAATAAGCATTTATCTTATCACGAAGGGCACGATAGACAACCTGACGGTCTGTTACAGCATTACCGCTAAGCGTTGACGAAGCAGTATAGGCAAATACTTTTGGAGTGTTAGGAGTGGTTTCGTATGTATGTTCGGGATTACCGATTTCAATACGATACCTTCTTGATGCAACAATAGTTTCTTTGTTCGATGCATCAGAATCAATGATCACAATCTGGCCACGCTCAGGCTGAGGATCAAAATATTCAACCCTCACACCGGCACCATAAGGAATAGGGCCGATAAGATTCTCCTTCTTTGAGGAAGTCTTAACAATACTCCACTCTCTTGCAGTGGCATTAGAGATTACCTGCGTTCCATTAGATTCAATGGAATTAAGGATTGCAACAAAAGGTCTTTTTTTCATGATACTTGTTTTTAATTATTATTTATTTGGCCTTATAAGGCTGTTATTTCTTCTCTTAAGAGTCTTGCTTTATCTGCCTGTCCAGCAGTCATTAAACAATTAATCGCTGCTCTTCTTGCTATCTCCTCATGAGTGAACTCAGGAAGAGAACAATTGATATACCCAAACGTTACAAGACCCGATATTATAGAACGAAATCCTGCAATAATAGTTATTTCATCGCCAACAACATAATTAGTATTAAAATACACAGTGTCAGTTAAAGCAATTATTCTATCGCCTATATTAAACTGATGAGTGCTGTCATATTCGTTACCATATTTAACAGGTACTATTTTTGATAAATAATTAAGCTCGAAATTAGAAACATCATCAGGAGATATAATTTCAATACCACCCTTCTTTTCAATATAATAAATCTTTGCGGAAGGAGAAAGTCTTACCTTTCTGAATGGATTTCGCTCTATCCTGTTTAAACGATCATAAGTAATAGGCTCGCAATCATAATATGATCCTTGTATCTGAACTTTTAATGATAGAAGTATGTTATAAGAAGAACTATTACTTATATTAATAATGTTGTTTGATAATGAAAACCCAATTGTATTTACAGTAGCTTTTTCAATAAACGGAGCAAGTATCTCTCTTGCTTTTTGAGTACGCTGGAACGAGTCAGACCTGTTCATTGGCAATGATTGCTCATACGTTTCAAGGAACTTTAACTCTATGGCTGCATTTATAGCATTATTAATATCAAGAGGTTCAAATCTTGTTGATGCAACTACGTCAACCCAAAATCTGACTCGCTCGTGTAGCTGTACTATATTCATATCAATCAAAATCTGTAGCTTCAGGAGGACTTACCTCCTCCTTTGCTTTTGATTCTTTTTTTGTCTTTGTTTTCTTTTCTTCCAAAGAAAGATCATTCTTAACTGTTGCCATGACCTTGTCTTTTTCAAATATTTCAGCACCAATAGATGAAAGTATATTCTGATCCATACTCAAGGTTCGTATAGCATCTTCCTTGCTTAAACCTATTTGTATATTCCTGAATAGAAATCCACGACTGATGTCATTAACGATAATCCCGAGAGCCAATGCTGTCTGAAGGTATTCCCCATAGCTGCGATTCCTGTCAGTCCATTTCTGATTAAAGAAAGAAGGATTGTTCTTTGCAGTTCTCAGTAATGCTCCTTTTACAAGTTTGTAGTTTGCATTTTCAAGAAACTCTTCACCAAGATACCTTGCAAATAAAACCATCTCCTGCGGCTTGTCAGCAATCATATCAACACGATCAAAAGCAAGTTTTATGGCCTCTATTTCCATACTCTCTCTGTCTGCAATAGCAATAGGATCATATATCTTGTAGTATGGATTCTGTACCTGCCATGGTGAACCTTCAATATCGGGATGAAACCTTATTACAGCCCATATCTTTGCCTCAGAATCAACATCAAGATTAAGCGACAAACTATCCTGTATCTGTATCTTCTGCCAGCGTGGATTACCAAAATCATCCTGATCTATGGCAATACCGTAATGGACTCCTGTAATAGGGTCTTTCTGATAAGTAGCAATACGATTTGGAGTCTTATGCATGTCTTCAGATATAGGCTGAATCTCAACGTATGGACTAAGCTTGTTCTCTTTGCGCTGCTGCTTCATGCGTTCAACCATTTTGTCAAGATCAATTACTTTTATCTGAACAGCCTTTCCCATAAGCCTGTAAGCATTTTTGGAAATCCAAATCCTTTCTTCTAATGAAACAAGTTCTTTTTTCTTCATGATAAATAAATAATGATAATAATAATAATATAAAATAAAAGAAAAGAGAGGGGACAAACAGGTATCCCCTCTGTATTATTTATGCAGTTGCAGGAGGTGACATTATACCACAGCTCTTAGTATTAAACACTGCAAGCAGAGTTTCTTTAAGCATGTGGAACTCCTTAGCATCTACCGGGTCTTCCGGACGACCTTCTCCGGTCATACCGTTTTTCCAGAGATAAACAATACTTCTGTTCACACCCTTACGACCGCGTGCTCTGATCTCAATATTACCACGTCCATTGGCAGGATTGGTCTCCATGTCAAGGAAGTAGTATGTTTTTGACATCCTCAACGATCCGTCTGAGAGTCTTGCAGGAAACTTCTCTTCGTCGTCCATCATAGGATTTTCAACAAAGACGAGCTGTTCGCCAGCAATATTAAGAGTCTTGAAATTGTATCCAACATAAGGCTCTGCTCCTCCAGGCTGCTGAGTCTGATTAACGATCTGAACAATAGGATTGGCTGCACTGAAGCGAGATGCGGCAACATTATCTGCATTTGCCATACCATCAGAACCAGTTACAACAATCCACGTATTACCAGATATAGTATTCTTCTTCTTTTTCAAAGTACGAATCATATCAGCAAAGTCATCCCATGTGGCATTACCACGCAAACCAGATGTCTCAAGATCATTTGCGCCTTTTACCTGCTGTACCCAGCCGTCTCCGGCAACAATGTCATTTCCGTATTCATCCTGCATGGACGGACGTGCAAGAAGATTACCATAAGCATCCCTCATGGTTGAAACTGCCCACCAGCTCTTATATTCGTCTTCAAGAAGGAACTGAGCACGCATCTGAGCCTCTGCTTCATAAACGAATCCCTTTGATTCATTTACTTCATACCAGATAACCTCATTTGCATTTACGTCTCCGGAGAGAGATATTGATTTCCTCTGCTTTGTCGTATGCTGGATATACCTGTCAGGATAATGGAAGTTTCCGTAACCCCTCCTTGATCTTTCACCAAATGAGGTATATCCGCCAAATACAGTCTTGCGACCTATCTGAACACCAACCCATGAATCCCAATCAAATGTTTCTCCGGGGAATGTTTCAAATGAATAAAGATATTTACCAGTATGACCAGTAGGACGTGATGTCACACGTGCATGCTTGCCATTTGGGAATACGCAGTTCATTCCAGGGGTCTGATAATTATCTTTCAGATATATCTTAAAAGTACTTCCTTTGGTTGATGTTGCTGCTGTAACATTTCCAACAGCACCAGTGCCAAGAATTTCTGATGCCTTCTGAATCCTTCCCATGATCTTGTAAGACCATGCATTGGACGACACCATCTCTCCCTGTGGAATCTGCTTGATTTTAGTAGTGACAGTATCACCACCTTTCGGAGTAAACCCAGGTGCAGTATATTTGGATGATCTTGCACCTGAAACAAGAAGAGTCATCAGATAGCGCTGCTCTGCGTACTGGATAACCCTGTCAATATTCTGAGAAGGATCGAGAAGGTGATTTTGTACAAGGTGATATTCCTGTGCATCGCCTTCGGATACGCTTCCCTGTGTGATCTTAATTTTCATTACTGAATGTTTTTAATGTTAAACTTATAAACATTCAGTTAATTCCCTCTAATCATCACTGTCATCAAAAGCACCAGCAAAACCGGTAAATTTCGATTTTGCGCCCTGATTGCTTTTCTGATGACCCGTGCCCTGCTGCTTAGCAGAATCTTTTGTCTGATGCAATGCTGACAAATGTTTATCCGTAGCAGCGTTATATCCCTTCCTGTTCTGTGCCGAACCAGATTTCTTGAGATGATCATTGATCCTATCTCCAAACTTTGCAAACATGTATGCTGCGAATTTTGACGACGCAGGTGATTTGTTCGCAATGTCATCAAATGCACCTGACTCAATGTCTCTCAATATAGACTGTTTCGCTTTATCTGTAAGAGGAATCCCGAGGAACTCCTTCTGACTTTCAATATGTCTTGTAAGAACTTTCACTTCTTCTTTTGTTCTTTCAGCAGCCTTCTGTCTTTCTTTCTCTGCGGCAGCCTTGCGATCTCCGACAATACTTGTTATCTCCTGTGATATGAGCTTATTAGCATCATCGTCAATCTTATCTGCCATATTCTTTAATTCTCTCTGACTTAATCCTTCTATCTCTGCATCAGCCTGCTCTCTTGCTTTATCTGCAGCGATACCTGCTCCTCTCAATTCATTAATACGTACCTGACGTACTTTGTCCTCAGCGGGTAAATTGATGACGCCTTGAAGTGCCGCAATATTCTTATTATTAAAAAAATCCTCCAGCTTGCCACCATTGTTCTTGAGATGATTGATAATCTTTTTTGCATCATCCGGATAATCATCAAGATTAAATTCCTGACGTGACTTGTCAATCTTGTCCTTGATCTTTGTGGTGAACTCTTGTTCATCGTCATTGTCAAGTTCGATGTCAAGTCCTGATGCGAGTTTTTTAAAACTGACCTTCTTGTCATCACTGGTCTTTTTATCATCATCTAAGAAAAGATCAAAGTCATCATCTTCTTTTTTATCATCCTCTCCTTCCTTCTCTCCTTTCCCCTCTTTTTCTTCTTTCTTTTCTTTTTCTTCCTTCCCTTCTTTTTCTACATCATTACCGGCAGACACTTCAGATGATCCTTTATTATCATCATCAGAACCAGAAGCACCTTCTTCATTTTCTTGAGTTACTTTTTCTTCTGTCTCTTTGCTACTTTTGTTATTGCCAAAGTTAAAATCATCATCTTCAGCAAAAACATCTTTTTTAACTTCTTTTCCCATAACAATTACTTTATATAAAAAAATTATCCAAATATATCTTCAGCAGGAGTTCTTTGCATAGATGCCTTAGCAAGATTATTTTGCATATCAAGTGTTGCTTGTAATCCTGCTTTCATAGCTTCTATTTCTTTCTTTCCTTCAGTTCTCAGAACCTCCATCTCCTTATCGTGATTCTGCTTATCTTCACGATCTTCGGTTGCTATCTGAACCTGAGCATCAATCCTTTGCTTATCTGTCTCCTGAGAGGCTCTAATCTCTTCAAGCTTAGCTTTTTCAAGACGTTCATAAGCCTTATCAAGAACTTTTATTGCAGATGCAAATGATGTTTCCATATAAAATCTTGCAACATCTTTAGTTGTAAGCTGGCCGGCATTTATTTCTTGTGGAAATAACTGTTCAAGCTTTGACAGAACTTCTTGTTCTTTTTTGCCATCAGTTACGGTCACGCCATAGTTATCGAATACCAGGTCTTTTGTAAGAACAAGATATTTTATCTGATCATCATCAAAAATAAATTGCCGGTAATCTTCTCCTTTATATACAAGATTTATTTTTGTTTTTTCACAAAGTTTGCCGAGAACAATCTCAATATACTTTGACATAAAATAAAAGAGGTCATAGGTCATAGACCTTGATGCCTCTATATTATTAACGTTAGCAGTAGCCGTTGAAGTAGCTTTAGCTAATCCCTGGCGGTTCTCATTCATCCCCGTAATGCGATCCATTACTCTTTCAATATCCATTGCCTGATTCATGAGAATCATAAGATTATCATTGCCTCCAAAGTTAACAACATCAATGCCAACTTTATTACTATCAGCCTCTGTTCCGGAACGATTTCCTTCTGCTGATGAATTATATCTTACTACACCATCCTCGCTTATGCTATGTATTATATCAATAAATCTTGAGTTTTTTGGAAGGAATGCATCATCATAAATAAGCGTATTCCCTCTTATTTTCTTAAGTTCTTTATTGAGCATAAACCTGATGTCATCATATACCTTTTCAAGTTCATATATAATCTCCTGTATTGAAACTCTTGTTCCATTAACAGTATTAAAGAGCATTCCGCAATAATCAAACTGAACATTATAGATTCCATTATCATTAAGAACCTGAATAATATCATTTTCTTTTCTTGCAGCAGTATAAATACTCTTACCAATCTTTGTTGCAGTCCAGAGTATTTCTCTGTAAACCTTCTTTAAAGAGTGTTCGCCTGTTCTGTCAAAAGTCTCCTTGTCTTCTTTCTCTAATTTACTTTTATTATCATCATAATATTTCTGAGAAAGTATTCTTTTGTAAGGTATATTTGATCCTGTTGCTTCGGATGTTCTGCAATAGACAGGTTCAAGACCTTTCCATTGTATGGTATATGTTGGTATTGCAGGAACGCCATCTATCATTTCTGCCGATCCATCTCTGTCGACATCTGCATAACCACTCTGTTCTTCTTTAAGACGATCTATCTGTTCTCTGGTAAGATTGAAGTCTTTTGATGCAATTATCTCATGAGGATACATATATCTCACTTCTCCGAGATAAGGACTACGAGTAAGGAAGAGATCATTTACGTTTTCTTCATATAATGCAAACTTTGGAGCAATTGAACGATAGGTGTCTATACCATTAATGTTTTTTTCAACCTTGCCGAATATTTCTGCGGCAATAGTCATATCAACAAAATTGTTGTAAAACTGAATTTTCAACCTTTCATTAATAAGCTTGTCATCAATGATAGTTTGCATTGCTATTTCGTTCTCAAGCTTAAAGTTATTTACAGTCCAATTATTTTTGTCATCTATATCCGGAATATTCATTCCAGAGAAGACATCATAACCGAGAGACCTGACTTTTTCTATATAAGGCTTTGAAAGAGACAAACCGAGCTGAGCCTTGTATTTTTCCATCTTACGATTCTGGGCTGCCCGGTTTGTTGTTGTTACTGTCGGAGTAAGATTTATCTCAAGAAATTCTCCATGTAGTTGCTTTAGTTTCGATCGTCCTAATCTATACTTGACATATTTTGTTTTTGATTTCTGGCCAGTCATTTTAACGATTGACTCTATTTCATTCTCGTTGATTACGCCATTGTGAGAATTGTAGAGTTTTTCTAACCTCTTTCTTCTCTCTGACCGTGTGTTCCATTGGGCAACGGCATAATCAAGAATTTCACGAACATCTTTATTGTCCGAGCCATCCTTGGAATAATCCTTGTCAGTTATAGCAGGAAATCCCATTTGCGCAAATTTTTCATTTCAAAGGTAACAAAAAAAAATAATATGAAACAAATTTAATATGGCGGCTGATAATAACCACCACTGCCTTCATAAAGTTTTTTCTTTGCTGTTACCTTTTTATCATCTATAACTTCAGGAGTGCTTGCAAGAATAGCATTGCCATCTGAATCGAACTTCCAAACAGGCATCTCATCATATAACTCATCATAACTTGACTTACGCGGACTGGTCTTCATGTCTTCCACACGCATAATAGCATAGGCAAGAGCATCAACCGAATCCCAGTCAGTACCTATGTATTCTTCATCGTACGCAAGCATGTCTCTTAATAGCTCAACAAAGACGCAGTATTCAACAAAATCTTCAACATATGACTGAACAATTCCGAGAATAAGAGGCTTGCTATATCCGGTCATCTTTGCTCCATACTTATGTACCTGCTGGCTTTTTGGTGAGTCAAATGCTCTTGGTCTTGGACTGAGGTATTGCTTACCACCATTCTTCATGTAATAATCAATAACAAAGTCTTGTTCAGCATTACACATAGTGTTTCTGAATAGACCATAGAAAACAGAAATCTTAAGACAGGTATCATAAAATATTTCTTTCCTTGGAGGACGTTTATAATAAAGACATACAGGATACTGAGAGTGATGTATTCCTTCGCTTACAAGATTGACTTTATTGCCTTGCCTAAGCACAACCATTGCACCGAGAGACTTTGATGTCTGTGTCTGATCCTGATTATATCCGTCAAGACCTCCAATGTCAAGATCAGTCATATCTTTTCTTGGCATCTGATATATCCATACTATCTCTCCATCCGGATCATTTTTCTTTGCTGGTCGTGCCTTGACTTCAAGAGGCATCTTTAAACTCTCAACACCGGCCTCATCAACTTCTTTGACATAATCAAGAATATATCCTGTATAAAATGCCTGATTACCTTCTATTTCAAATAATCTTGAATATATCTTTTCGTCATTGAAGTTATTTGATCCACCTGAAGTAAATGCCTCTTCAATTGTAAGAGGATAGTTTTGGTTAAGGTCTTTAAGTTTTTTCTTATTTGGAAGTTTACTATACTCTATTCTTTTCTTCAGGATATATTCTTCTGCTGCCTGAACATCTTCACATCCTATAACCTCATAAGACTTATAATCTTTGAAGTTAGGCATAGCATCAACTCTCTCTCCGGTATCACTATCTATAAATGTCTTTTCATACTTATTACCCCAGAATGGAAAATACTTTCTTGCTCCCGATACCCAAAATCTCACAAGTCCGTAAGCATCGGCATTATCCCACATGTTTTTGAATGCTCTTGAAGTAGAAAGAATGTTGCCTCCTGTTCCGTAAATCACATGCGTGCCTATTGATTGCATCCCAAACTGAAGTGCCGGATCAATAGATTCAAATGTTTCGTCAAGTAACTTGAACTGTCCGGCTTCTTCATAAATGACATCATGGAAGTATTCTCCCTCAAGCTTCTTGGCATCATCATACATTGTCTCGAAGCTAAGCCTTCCTCCGTAGCCTTCCTCAACATATCCTCCTATCGGGTCTTTCCTTTCATACCCGATATTATACATCTTATCGTTATCCTTGAGAACATTTAGCCTGAACTCAGATCTTACCTTTGATTGTGCATTATTAAATTTCTGCCTGAGACCTACCTGATAGGTGTCAAGACCTGCGCATATCGCTCCACGATAGCTATCAATAAATCTTATTCCATGACTAAGTATTGTCTGAGCATTTTCAGAAAGACCCTTACGTCTTGCCTTAACAGATATTATTCCTTTCTTTTTTTCTCGTTTAACCTGTTCAAACAGTTCCCAGTATTCACGGTCAAGATCAACATACATTGGATACATTGATCCCCTGAGACCCGAAAGCACCTGAAAATTAAGGAAATAATAATATCTGCCCGGTATAAATACTCCTGAAGTCGTGTATCCATTTATACAACGGTCAATCTGCTCATCCCAAAAATCCATAAATCCCTGAGTATCAACAACATTAGGGTTGATCTCACTATCTGCCCATATAGGTATCTTGCCTGCAACGGGAGACGGATCAAATCCCTTCTTCTTGATAAGCGGAGTATATGGTGTATAGATCATAGATATTCTGCTTCTCTCATAGACAATTTATATGAGACTCCGTCAAGAACTCTTTCAACAAAATGATCAAACCGATATGGCTCTTCTATTGACCATATTATAAGAGTTCTCATATCAGATACAGTTGCATTGAAAAGAGTGCTTTTTAAAGCTTTCTTTTCATCTGGATTAAGAACTCTTATCTTGCTTCTTTGAACTCTCGGTATGCTTTCAGATTTCTCTGCCATATCTCTAAATATGAAAGTTTCTTTTTCCCTCTTAATTCTATCTCCTCTCCCTCTTCAATATTAATATCATGATTTATTCTTGCTATCCTCTCCATCATGAAGTTAATCGTTGAGTCTATCTCTTTCATTCTTGAAAAAGTGACATCAGGCTGAAGAGTTTCTTTCTGGAGAACTTTTATCTTACCATTATATATGTCAATCGTCTCCCTTCGAACATCAAAAATAAGCGACTTATAACACTCTATGGCGTTACGAATCTTGCCAGTTGATACATTTACCCGTCTTGATCCATAGACTCGCTTATAAGCCATTAAACAGCGTTCCTCGTAAGGTTTCTTCCTATACGGCCCGTCAACATTGTCAGCAACAAGAATGACATACATGAGTTCATCCTGACTCAGACTCGAAAGCTCTGGGACAAGCTTAACAGCATCCGAGTTCAGGATGATCTCGTAATTCTTATCTACTTTGAATACTGACATGACTACCAGTTATCTTTTTGTTCAGGAAGATACTTTAATCCCTCAAGATGAATAAGTATTGACTTGACAAACTCCGGAGAAAACAATACCGGTATAGTTTCTATATTAAGATCATTGTCTATACTCACTATACCAAGCTTTCCTACTCTTATCCCATATGTTCTTACTGCAAAGTAAGCATAAAAATTGAGCTGGAGACAATAGAGATTGTAATTGCAATCCTCAAGATAGTCAAATGGCGGAAGGAAAAACCTGTTTGAATGTTTTAATTCTCCATCCTTAATGTAAGTACTGTCAAACCTTATGCCTTTCTCCTTATTTGTCTTGTAATCATAGAAGTCATATAATGATGATGCTCCTCTCTGTCTCTGTACAACAAGGTCTGCCTGGCCAGCCCTTCTATATGTACTGTCATAGAGAATCACCTCCGGATAATACCTGAACGATCCTGCAATAATATCCTTCACGGAATCAATTATCGGCTTATATTCCTCAGATACAAGACCACTTCTGAGAAACAATTCAATACTGTTATGAATACTTAAACCTCTTTCTATACTACTGTCACGCTTCTCATCCCACTCGTCAAGTATCATCTCCTGTGCCTGATCAACGGTAATGCCATCTTCCTTTGCTTTTGTTATAGCCATGCGTCTTGATATACCATGACGATCAAATAGCATCCTTAGCTTGTTAAGACTTCTTGTAACGCTTTCGTATTCGTTACCATCCTTATCAAAATATTGATGAGTGGAATCAACGAATCTGATCGTATCATCCACTCCCAATCCCATACGTCCCATAATAAAAACTAATCTTCTGAATCATCAATCATTTCACCTGACTGATTGCTGTATTCGTGCATTGACAGGTCTTCTCCGGATACATTAATATTTCCTCTCAGGTCACCATCATCAAGAGGAAAGTCATCAGCTATAGATGCCGGAGCAAACGGGTCTTTAGGCTGTTTTAACCCGTCCCTGATCTGCTTGTCCTTCATCTCTGCTTCAGCAAGCATATCCTCGTCTATCTCCATATCATCATCAAACTCTCCTTCCTCTTCTTCACTCTCATTTTCTTCAATATTACCTGATGGAAGATTTCCGCCGTCTATACTACCGGTATCTTCATGAATAGTGGTCTCTGCTTTGCTGGTATCAAACGGAAGCCGAGGGTAATCATCAGAGTCATTGACAAGAACAATAAGTCCTTTGTCAACAAGCTTGTCAACAACTTTCCTTGATATGTTACTTATATCCTCATCTTTTAGCTCATCAGCAGATAAAAGCATCTTAGGATCATAAGCAGGAAGTTCTTTCCGGTCAAGATATTCAATAATGAGCTGAACGCATTCATTGATCTTGTCAATAGCGTCTGAAAAGAATCCTACATCATCAGACTCGGTGATAAACGGAGTGTTGATAACTACTTTCTTATTCTCAACGGAATGTATCTGGCCGGTAATGACAAACCCGCCATTCTTATAAGAGATACCTGTTATATCAGTATTGCTCCACAGGTTCCTGAGCATACTCTGTCCCTGCTTCATCCTCCCTTGATCATCAAGCTCTATCTCAACAAGACGATGATTGGTAATATCGTAATACTTGTTAAACGGCGGCAACCAATGTGCCGTCAGATTAAAAAAGAAATACTTCAGCTCCTGAATCTTTGCAACAACATCAGGAGCAAGCATAAGCCTGCGCTCACGCTTGATCTTATCAACAACGGCATAACCGCCTTTCATGACCATGCTTTCGCGACCCTCTATCTCTATGCCGCCACGACCCTGATCAATAAGCTTAAACTTCGAAATCTGTAACATATCATTATAATTTATTTATTAAAAAAGAAAAAGACAGGGAGTAACTCTTCAAAACCTCCCTGTCTCATGTGGTCAATGCTGAATCACTTTGCCGGATGATACCGGCTTATCAGTATCTTTACCAGCCTTATCAATCCTCTTCTTCAACCCTTTGGCATACTTCTTCTGATCACCCAGCTCCTTCTCAAGAGATATAATCTTATCAGAAAGAGCCTGGTTGGCTTCTTTCAAAAGCTTATTGTTCGCCTCTGAAACAGACAACTCTTCCATCAGATCATCAATAACACTCATAGAATCACGACAATCATCATTCTGAACATCTTTTCCTTTACTCATGACATTTGTTTTTATGGTTTGAGAAATATTAATTCACATACTAAATAAGCCCCATAAAGTATAACAAGAGAAAGCAATATCCATAAAACAGTTGACGAAATAACCTCATCCTCCGCTTTATTCCTCTTCCTCTTAACAGTATCACTCTTCCTCTGCAAACCAAACACGTTAACCCTTATCTCATCATCCATGATATACCTGTCAATCTTATCCCATAACCGGTAATGCCATACCATGAAACGAAAGATAAAAATCGAAAGAAGAATGTATAAAAAACCTATGTAGCTCTCAGTGACAATAGAGATAATCGCAAAAACCACAGTCAAACATAACATGACACTGTTGACTATATCCCTGTCAAGAAACTTAAGAACCTTCCTCAAAAATCCATTCATATAATACCTTTTATTTTATTGATGGTTGATTTAACATCATCTATTGACAACTCAAGCATAGTCTTAATATAACCTATCTCTTGCTCTATAAGAGTATCATGTTTGACAGAAGCTGCAACATTTTGCGATTCATTAAAAATACTGTCATGATCCTTCTGATCAAAATCAATATTAAGATTATACAGCCTCTCAGCATGAAGACTGGAAGCAATAGAACAAGACCTTAACTCTTCAACCAAATGTTTTAAGGATAACAAACCAGATGACAGTATTGCATCTTTATTATCTACTTCATTTAAAACTCTCTTTTTTTCCATAATAATAATATTTTAATTAAACATTAATTCATTAACGTCGGAAAATACCTGAAACGATTAATACCACTCAAATATATACCACTGTGACGTAAAGCAAATATCTGCATACAATATAAGTTCCGAAAAACAATAACACTAACAACATCTACAATAACACTGCCACTGTCTATAATATTACGCTCTATAATAACAGTCTGACCAGACTTCTCATTATACCTCCCACTTACAAACTTCTCAACAAAAGAATCACTCAAACCCTCACCAACAGCATTATATACACCTATAATACCATTAATCCGCATCTCACCAGCAGATAACCTGTAACCCCTCGCCCTTATTATATTATTCCTTAATCCCATCAAAAACATAATAAATAAGTTAAATCCGAAAAAGAAAATAAATTCTCGAAAATATAATCCTATGCAAAATCTTCATCCTCACTAACCTTAATATCAATACCCCTGTCCCTGTTCAAATTATACCACTCAGCTAAACACATCTCCAAAAACTTGCTCTCACTAATAACCCTACCCCTCTCTAACTCATAACGCTCCTTAATCATTAACAAGTTCTCCCTGAAAGTAAACTCCAAATTAACTGTAATCCTATGCCTGTTCACAACCGCCATGACACAAAGATAAACAATCAAACCAAAATAAGTGATGCACTTCTTAACAGTGTTATCAACATCACAAAAGTACTGCATAATTATTAAACAAAAATGATCAACTATCAAAATAATATGAAAGCAAAAAATGTCTTAAAAAAGTGATGCACTATCAAAATAACGTAAAGATAAAGGCAAAAGCTTATGTTTCCTGTTTTCGGGTTTTGGTTTCGAGCCTTTGGTAGGGGGGCATGTTTGTATACTGGAATGGGGCCCCATGATGCTTTGAAGTTATTTTCTTTTTTGATTGGAATCACTGCGGTGAATCTGATTCAGATAATTTCATCGGTCTGTGAATGGCTCTTGATAGCCACGATGATACTGAAACCATCTGCAGAATGGGAAGGAGTGGAAGTCTCCTCGTGTTGTATGGCACGTAAAAAATGCACGGAGTTGTGACCTAATCATCCACCTGAAGGGACCTGACCGTGAAGTCGACAGGCACGCAGGTAGCAATGGAGTGCAAGCCATTGCATTTTTTGAGAATATATTGCAGAAACCAGGTAGCCTAATTGCATTGGTCTGGACTTGTTGTTACAAGTGAGATGCATAGCAATATATTCTCTTTTTTGGATTTATTTTTATTCCTGAACCAAAACCATGAAGACATGAAGAGAGTTGTTATCAGGAATGTTGTTGCAGTCATTATTGCACTGCTGCCTATAGTTACTTCTTGCTGCACATCAAAGAGTGCTATGATAGTAAGAGAGATTCGTGAAGCCGAGATTGCGAGAGCCAGGCTTGATAGTCTTGCTGCCATTGCACAGTCTGACACTGTTAAATGGCAGTTGTTTCTTGAATGCAGCAAGTATGAGAGTGATGCTGGTTGTGACAGCTGCATGATGCTGATCTACGGGTTCAGCTTAGAGGAATGATCTTCCTCTTTTTCTTTTTTGAGAGTTATTTTTCTCTTCGAACCAAATAACGTAGCTATGTTAAGAAAAGACAGACCATTGCACATCAGTAAGGTGCGCAGAGAGCACGTTCGTGCCATCAGAGAATTGTACTCATTGCAGAGTACTAATCCTGCCATTAACCTCACCATGGTTGATAACCTGATTGGGTATCATATCCGCAGGTTGCACAATTCATGGTTCAGCTCGTCACGCCGTGAGAGGCAACGTTAATCAGCACTGCATGGTGATATGGACTGATGGCAAGATCAGGACGTATGTTGACGAGATGTATGACAAGCCGGCAAGGCTCTGTCATTGGTGGGTGAGACAGAACAAGCATTTGCCACAGTTTGCCGGTGGCAAACTATTGGTTGTCTCAATGACTAAAGAGAAGACGAGTTAGTCTTCTTTTTTTCTGTTAAAAAGTTATTTTTTCCTTTGAATATCTTTGAGCCTTTCCTCACTGTCTGCTCAGAACAGTCAGAAGATTGAGGACGCTCAAAATATTGCAACTAACATTTTATTAACTCTTCAATTCAAATTATCATGAGAGATTTTTTCAAGTCAATGGATGTTGAGCGTCCTGAATTCAATCTTCTGAGTCCCGGAGACCACATTGTTCGTCTGATTCGTTATGAAGAGACTGACAGTTTCACGAAGTACTCCGGTGATCCGAAGGGAAAAGATTTTGGTTGGGCTGATCCTACTCCACAGTTGGCAGTGACCTTTGTTGCTGCTGAGTCTGGCAAGTCAGGCGGCATAACCCACCGTTGCAATGGTCTCGGCTATGTTAAGCATGACGAGCTGAGCGATGAGCAGCGTTCCTCTGGCGATTACGAGGAGATCGGTGGTTATGCCTGCACAGCCAACGAAGACGGTGAGATCGTCAGGATTGTCAGTCCTGAGGGAACAAAGGCCTGTAAGAACATCCTGAATCAGCTTGCCAGTGCTCTCGGAGGCAAGGAGGGTGATAACTTTGGTGAAGTCCTTGACAACGCCATTGCCAATCAGACCAAGCTGACCATCACTATCATCAACGACCCGTATGAAGGGAGGGATCAGCTGAGAGTGACCCGCTTCAAGGCGGTAGCTGCCACAGTAGCAGAACTGATGTAGTGAATCTGCAAAGCCGAAGGTATAAAGCCTTCGGCTTTTTTTTGTTCAGTGCTTTGTCATGAGAGTATCATACGCGCCTGCCGGCGCGATGGTGAACAGACCTGCGGTCTGGTTGGTATGTGAGCGCCTTCGGCGCTATTGGTTGAGCCTTCGGCTCATTTGTGACATACCCTTGCCATCAATACGGCGATCTTTCATGATTGAGGAAGTAAGTGCTTTACCATTGCAATCAATACGGTGATCTTTTTGGAGTGATAAAGTGCAGTAAAAAGAGAGAGCCGGTGAATGTCAATGACAACAGCCGGCTCATCGGGATTAAACCAAGGGAAATAACCGAATCGTGACAAAGGTAATAATCTTTTTCTTTCTTTCAATTTTTTTTCAACTGTACAGTGATGATAATATATGATTTTTTCTGTCAGTTCAACTTTTCGATTCAAAAATTGAACTAAAAAAGGGGGTAAAAACGGCCAATTTTGTTATCATTTTTTGTCGGTTTATTTTTTTTCTCATCAAAAAAGTGGTGTTTTTGGGCATTTTTGAGGTAATCGGAATTTTTGTCAAACTGCATCACAGTGGCAATATATGGGGCTGAGGTGATGATTTTGCTTTCTCAGATTAGTTCAACTTTTGATGATAAAAATTGAACAAATTTTGCATTTTTGAGGTCATAAAACCCGCTTTTATCAGTTCAATTTTTTCACTTAAAAGTTGAACATTTTGTTCAATTTTTGGTATATAAAAGTTGAACATTTTGTACAACACATTTTGACACAAATTGTGCAATTTTTAAAAGTTTATCTGGATTGGTTGTTTTGTGTCGTATATTTTGTCATGGTCGCACCTGTAAAATCATTTTAAAGCGTTTTAAGACATTTTCTCTGCTCAGATGATAAATTATACCGCTCAGGGGGAGATAATGGCTTAAATCAAAAATAAACGCTATCCTGAGCCATTTTTGAATCCTGCTGAGACATGTCCTGCGGTAATACTGAAAAACCAACCTGAAGACATTCATATCCTGCCATACAATAGCCGGAAAGACTTTTATGCCATTCAAAGAAGCTTAACCATACCTGAGACAATCTCAGATACTCCTGAGGCATTTTAAAGCGATTTAAGACACTTTCTCGACCTGAGCCATATAAAGATGCCACTCATGGGGAATAAGTGCCTTAAATCGAAAATAAACACTATCCTGAGGCATTTCTGACAAACACTCCCATACAGGAAATCTCACAACACACACACGCATACATGCATGCATACACCCGCGTACACACGTGTACACATACGCGCATACGCGCACCTGGAACACATCCTTTTTTCTCTTTCTTTATATATTTCTTTCTCTTTTTTTTATTAAAGTATATTATTATTCTTTTTAAAAATATATTAAAATATATTACAATATAGCCCCTATATGTCCATATAGACCCTATATGGTTCAAATATAGACTCCTATATAGGCTCTATATAGTCCCTATATAGGCTCCTATATGTTTTAAATTTGGGGGTCTATTTGGGGTCTATATGTGTCTATATGGGTCTATGTTATAATATTGTTATATAGTTTTTTATGGCTTTATACTCGTGTGTGTGCGCGCGTGCGCGCGTGTGTGTGGGAGTGTTGGGTTTGGTTTTTTCTTACGCGCGTGCGCGTGTGAGGATTTTTTTGGCTTCAGTTTTTTTGTGGTTAGTTTTTGTGGAAATATATTTTCTTCTGCTGTTAGGCAGAAGGCTTTTTTGGTACTTTTTGAGCACAAAAAGTACG